GGTGAAGACTACGTGAAAATACAAGACTACTTACCTTACTTTACTTGCGCGGGGGTTGTCGGAGTCGCGGTACTTTCAGGAAATTGCACTCTTAAAGCCGAAAAAATCCTCAGGGAGAAAAATCTGGAAGATGCCCCAATTCGGGACAAGGCTAAAGAAACCTGGAAGTATTATATTCCGGTTGTGGCAGCATGTGGACTGACTATTGCAAGCGTCATCGCTACAAAAAGGCTTAATGCTAAAGATCTTGCTACAGTTACTGCAGCCTGTGGATATTTAGCCCAGAAAGGTTCTGCTGTAACGAGAGAAATTATCGACAGAACCAATAACGAAGTCGCAGCTGATGTTATTAAGGATGCCAAGATAGAGTACACTGGCCAGACAATTGAAGATACCGGTAATGGAAAGCTTCTCTGTATCGAGGGATATTCAGGGAGGCTTTTCTGGTCTTCTGAGGAAGCTGTGAGAGATGCTGTTAAGCGGTTTAACGAATTGTATGCTCGGGACAAGTATGTCTGCCTTAATGATTTCTACAAGCTTTTAGATATTGAGACATCTCACTTTGGGCATCAGTTTGGTTGGGCCTATGGCTCTGATTTTTATGATGAAGCGCCACTTGACATCCAGGTAGAAGTTGTTCCGGATAAAAACCGCAATTGCAATATCTGCTGTATTGATATTTACACGTATCCTATGGAATGTTGGCAGGAGGTGTGATTGTGGACAAAATTGGTGAGCTTCTCACAAAAATGTTCCGAGAAAAGAAAAAGAAAGGAATCGCAACAATTGAAGTATTTGAACCAGATGTAATAATGGCTGTGCTTTATTATAAGGTTTACGAAAATCCTAGTTTTGGATACAGGCGTTATATTGACGACACTGAATGGCATATGCTCGAATGCTCGGAAGATTTCAGACGCACCTTTGTTGACTGCGTAATTTGTGACATAAAAATGCGTATGCTGGCAATGAACATGAATCCTTCAGATTATTGGGAGGTGTGATGGATATCGACTTTACACAGGAGATGCCTGGGCATGTGCCTGAATGGTATGTCATCCTTATGGTTAAGTGGGCTTTGAATACGTTATATGGAGAGGAGGAATAATTATGGATCCTGTTGCAGTTAAAGCTTGGCTCGATATTGCTTATTATGCACTCGGTTTTGTAGTGTTGTTGGCAGCGCTGCCAGCTGTCGTTGCGCTTCTATACTATCTAGTTAAGAATTTGAAGGAGTGAATATGAGAAAAGACTGGGCAGAAGTGATTATTTTGCTGAAACGTGAAATCAGAAGCCAGCTGATCGACGGAAAGCTTACAATCAAAGATCCGCCGTGTATGGCATATGGAATGGATATTGAGTTCACGTTCGGTGATAACCACTTTGTTTACTTTATGAGCGAAAATCTAATCAGCAGGATTAAGAACGACCCGGATTATGGCGAGAAGTTCGCCAGGCATTATATTTCGATGCTTATCGAGCACCTTAAAAGAAGAAGGTCGATCCTTGGAGATTCGCAAGAAAAACATGAGATGTAATAGAGAGCTGATGCAGAGTTTGCATTGGCTCTTTTTTTGTAATGAAAGGAGAGAACATTATGCACGAGAAATTATTTGATTTCCGCAACAACTTACGGGTACAGTACGACATTCCGTATCTTAATGCTAGACGTCACATTGACCAGTATAACTGCATGGGTCATGTTCCGGAAATTGAAAAAGTTGAAATCTTAAATCCTAGAAAGGTTATCAGATTCACTTTTTATGACAAGAGCTGGGTAAAAACTATTCGGAGGGATGAGGATTCCTGGGATTTCGAGTTTGCGTTTTATATTGCTTACGCGAAACTTCTTTGGGGAAAGTATCTTAATGCGGAAGGAATCTGGCAGAAAGCCTGCGAACTTAAAGGACAGAAGCTTTATGTGAAACTGGTTGGAAAGGCGATTCACCGTTTCAATAGAGAAAATGGAATCAAAGTTAAGAAAGGAGAGTAACTAATGAACATTAAAAGATATTTTGCAACTTTAGGCTTAGCTGCGGCGCTTACTATTGGCTCGGCAGGCAATGTATATGCAGAGCCGGCTGTGGCTACAGCGAGTGACATGGGTCCGGTGGATATGGTGGATCCTAACGAATTATATTTACTGGCTCATCTGCTTTGCGGAGAAGTTCAGACAGGATCCTGGGAGACTCAGATTGCTGTAGGGTCTGTTGTGCTTAACAGAGTAGCAGACCGGTCGTATCCGGATACTCTGAAGGGTGTAATTTATCAGAGAGGACAGTACGCATGTACATGGGATGGTAATTTCGACAGAACCCCCACTGAGAGAAACTGGGCAGTTGCAAGATATCTTCTCGAGAATGGTTCACAGATTCCTGCAAATGTTGTGTATCAGGCACAGTTCAAACAGGGCCATGGCGTGTATGGCAAATTTGGAAGAGAGATTCTTTGCTACAAGTGATTTATATTCGAGGATTAGTATGTGCGGTATTGTAACGATTACTATTCTAATGCTGTGTATGCCATTGCTTATTGTGTTCGCAATAGCTACTCTATCAGCTTTTCTCTTGATACTGTCTCCATTTATATTTGTTTGGTGGATTGTAGGTAATAAGAAAGGAATCAACATTTATGAGCGAAAAAGAAACAGACAATATGTGTCAAAAATTATATTCCGAAGACGTAGAAACAAAACTCGTAGAAGACCTTGTAAACCATCCGGAACACTATAAAGCCAAAAACGGTCTGGAAGCTATTGATATGATAGCTGCATTTACAGAAGGATTACAGGGAATGAGCGCAGTATGCACTGCAAATGCGTTAAAATACCTGTGCCGTTGGCATAAGAAAAATGGTGTAGAAGATTTGAAAAAGGCGCGATGGTATATTGATTACCTAATTGCAGAGCTTACTTCCGATTCCGATTAAATCAAACCTTTCACGCGAAATTTACAAATTATATTATGGGAAGGAGGCTTAATAGCTATGATGAAATTTGGTAAAAAGGAAATTAAGTTATTAGTAAAAGTCGGAGGTGTATTAGCTACCGGAGTTGGTAGTTATTTAGCCGGTAAGGCTGATTCTATAGAACTTGATGAACTTGTGACAAAAAAAGTTAGCGAAGAAGTCGCTAGACAGCTTAACGAGAAGGCTCAGTGATGGGCCTTTTCTTTTTTGTTAAAAGGAGATGGATGAATGGACCGGGATACCGTTATTCATTTTTTGGAAGATTATATTACCGACTTGGAAAATTCCCCGGTAGGTATTTTCTCAAATGGGTTCGCTCTTTATAGCTATAGCAAATGGGCAGCAAAAGAATTATTAAAGTTCATTCGCGAGCGGGATGATATTTCTGCGGAAAGCGCTATTGTATTGTTCATTAAAAAGATGGACGAGTACTCATGCATGAATAGCGCTGCAAGTTATATTTTCTCTATCGCCCATGATACAGCACTAGATGTTTTGGATAAGCTTATCTGAAAGGAGAAGAAATGAAACTACTGACAGTAATCAAAAGCACAGCAGCGAAACACAGTCCTGAGATATTAATAGGCATTGGTATTGCAGGAATGGTAACGTCTACAGTTATGGCTGTAAGAGCTACTCCGAAGGCGCTTGATATTCTTAAAGAAATCGATGAAGTGCATAAGGACGATGAAGACAAGAAGGCTAAGACAGTTGATATTGTCAAGAAGGTTGGGCCGGTGTATGCCCCATCAGCAGCAGTATGCGTTGTGTCTATTGGATGTATTATCGGAGGCACCAGAGTTGGAGCGAAAAGAAGTGCTGCTTGGGCAACCGCTTACACTCTTTCCGAGAATGCTATGAGGGATTATCAGGCAAAGGTCATTGAGACGTTCGGAGAGAAGAAAGAACAGGCAGTTCGTGATGATATTGCCAAGGATAAGATTAAGAACGATCCGGTTACGAACAAGGAAGTGATCATTACTTCTGGAAACAACAATACTCTTTGCTATGACATGATATCCGGAAGATATTTTATGTCAGACATTGAGACACTCAGAAGAGTTGAGAATAAACTCAACAAGAGACTGATGTCGGAAATGTTTATTAGCCTTAACGAGTATTATTATGAAGCCGGTCTTAGATGCACTGAACAAGGAGATAATCTTGGATTTAACATCAACGATGGTCTGATTGATTTGGAATTTAGTGCTCAGATTGCGGATGACGGCAGACCGTGTATTTGTGTATCGTTCCATGTTGCACCACGGTATGGATATGGAGACTATTAATACGCGGAATTTACAAAGCGTATTATGGAAAGAAAACTTATATTTATAGGAGGTTTTGACATGGACAACGAGGTACGTAACAAATGTGACGAGGCCATTGCAAAGTTAAACAAAACGATACGAAGCGAAAGTTTTAAAGCTGGCTTTTGGGCAACTTTAAGTGTAGTGAGTATCGGAAAAGCTTTAAAGCACAATGGAAGAGTCGGATATATATGCGGACTCAAAACTACAGCCAAAATGGTAAAAGAGAATTTCTAATCCAAGAAAGAGCTAGTGTGATATTTACGCTGGCTCTTTTATTCTTGCGCGAAATTTACAAATTATATTATGGAAACAAAAATAAACAACATAGTAAAGGAGAAAAACTATGGAAAACAACGTAATGAACGAAGTAACTAACGAAGCAGTTAAGGTAGCGGAAGATACCATTTTCGGCATTAAAAAAGATGATTTCGTGTACTGCGTAAAGGAAGGAATCGTCATTGGTGTTGTTAGTGTAATCACGAGAGGGGTTACAGAAGCAGCGACAAAGAAGATTACTAACTTTATCGATAACCGAAAGATGAAGAAAGAAGCCGTGAAGGATCCGAAGCCGGAGGCCGAGACCGTAGTTGACGGAGATTTCAGCGAGGTTGAACCAGAGTAATTAACTAAAGGTTTATATTTCCAAAAGGAGAGCCGCATTGGCTCTTCTTTTTTCTTTTTGTATTAAAAAAAGGAGAAAGCCTATGGATGAATACAAATCTAACAGCAACAAATCGAGGTCGGAAGACAAACGGGTTGCAAGCAAAGTTGTAACCGGTGATGTAAAAGTTAAAGACAAATCTGAAATGCAGAAGATTGCCGATACGTTTATCGCAGAGGATGTAAAGAACGTTAAGAATTATATTCTTGCAGATGTTCTTGTGCCGGTAATCAAGAAGGCTGTTTCAGATATTGTTACAAATGGCGTGAACATGATTCTGTATGGGGAACCTAAAAAGGGGTCAACAAAGTACGGAAATGATATTCAGCCCTCGTACAGAAGTTATTATGACGAAAAGAACAGGGATCCGAGAAACGTGCAGACATACGGAAGGTTATATTCTTTCAAGAACGTAATACTTGCAACTCGTATAGATGCCGAAAATGTTCTTGACCAGATGAACGCAATCTTAAACGAGTATGGCTCTGTTACAGTAGCGGATTATTATGACCTGGTGGGAGCTCCGAACGTTTATACAGATTACAAGTACGGCTGGCGAGATATTAGATCCGCTTATATTTATAGAAACAATGACGACAGTTATTCTATCAAACTGCCGAAAGCACTTCCGTTAGACTAAGTAAAGGAGATATTAATGAAAGGTTTAGTAGCAAAAGTCGCAAACACTAAAAACAGTATTATATTTACCGCGAAGAAAAACAGTCCTGAAATTCTTGTTGGAATCGGGATGATTGGCGTGGTTGCCGGAACTATTCTTGCCTGCAGAGCAACTCTTAAGGTGAAAGAAGTAACTGACGAAGCAAAAGTAAAGCTCAAGGATATTGACGCTCTTAAAGATAAGGAGCCTGCAGAGGGTGAACAGAAGTACGAAGAGAATGACATTAAGAAAGCCAAAGCAATTGTCATCGGGCAGACAGCAATGAAGGTTGCTCGTTTATATTCTCTTTCTGCAGCAGTAGAGATTGTTTCTCTGGGATGCATTACCGGTGCTGTTCGCAGATATCGTAAGAGAAATCTCGGACTTGCTTCCGCTTATGCAATTCTTAACGAGGGCTTCGAAAAGTATCGCAAAGGCGTTATTGAAAGATATGGCGAGGAAGCTGACAAGGATATTCGCTACAATCGCACCAAAGAAAAAGTAGAGGAGGTAGTTACGGATGAAGAAACAGGAAAAGACAAGAAAGTCAAGAAGACCGTTGGTGTTTCTGATTTGTCTGAGTATAGCGATTATGCTGTGTATTTTGATTCGAGAAGCCCTTACTACGAAGGAAACCACGACTACGACATGATATTCCTCAATTCTCAGATGAATTATGCGACTGATCTTCTGAGAATTAAGAAAAGTCTTACTTTAAACGAGGTGCTGGATGCTCTCGGGATTAAAGGCTCAAAAAAACTTCGTAAAGCCGGAATGGTAGTAGGATGGAAATACGAAGAGGATAATCCTGTTGGCGATAATAAAGTTCTGTTCTACATTGAAGATACTTATAGAAAACGTGAGGACGGTAAGGTAGAACCGTGCATCATTATTGACTTTAATGTAGATGGTGAAATTTACAGCAGGATGGATGATGACGAAGAGGAGGATGAATGATTATGAAGAGATCTACGGCTTTTATCGGCGGTTTCGTATGGGGAGTCTTTGTGGGCTCCCTTTTCACATATTTTGGCGTAAAGGAAAGATTCGCGGATATTTCTCAGAAGGAGATTGATGAAGTAAAAGCCTTCTACAAAGAAAAAGAAGACAGTAGCGCTCCGGAAGAAAAAAAGAAGGCTGAGAAAGAAAACGAGTTAAAGAAAGATAAAAAAGACTACGTTGAGTTTGTAAAGAAAACCGGTTACACAAACTATTCCGATATTTCTTCAGAATCCAACGATATTCAGGTAATCAAGCCGGACGAATACGGAGAGAATCCGGACTTTGATACTGTAAGTCTTGTTCATTACGCAGACGGCGTTCTTACAGACGACAGGGGAGAGATTATCCCAATTGATGAGTATATTGACATGGTAGGAAACTATGCAGAGCATTTTGGAGAGTATGAGGAGGACTCTGTTTATATTCGTAACAACAAACGTCAGACAGACTATGAGATTCTGGCAGACATTAAGACCTACGAAGAGAGAAACGAGGAAGCCTCCGATTATATCTCAAAAAGGAGTTAAATGAATACACGAGATAGAATAATCAACGAATATTTTGAGTGGATGTACGATCTCGTGTGCGGAAAAAAGTATTTGAAGAAGCTGTCATATCGTAAACTATTATATTTTCTACACAATACGACTTTCACTTACACAATACCGATGGACGCTAACAGAGCTGATGATGGTATTGAATTAAGATATCGATTCGGAATTGTTAAGGGATATTCTGACGCGATGATAGCAGATATTTTAGACACACGAGAATGCAGTATGCTTGAAATGATGGTTGCATTATCTAATCGATGTGAAGAGTCTATTATGGACGATCCTGTATTTGGGAATCGTACAGGCCAGTGGTTTTGGAACATGATCATGTCACTCGGTCTGGGATATATGACAGACGAAAGGTTTGAAAAGGATATCGCTACAGAGATAGTGAATACATTTTTAAATCATAGATATTCTGCAAACGGAGAGGGTGGGCTATTTACATTGGCTCATCCTTCTCGTGATCTTAGAAAAGTTGAAATTTGGTATCAGATGATGTGGTACCTTAACGAACTATTAGAAGATAAGAGCGCAGCCATCAAGTAACAAAGAAGGGAAGATATTTTTTCATGCTAGACTTCATTACGATTTCAACACGTTCGCCTAAGCGTGGAATTATAGAAATCTATCCGAAGTTTATAGTCAAGAAAAGCTCCGATCTAATGATTAGAGGTGGTGATTTTTATGCCATATGGATCGAGGAACGTGGTCTATGGTCAACCGAAGAGTATGATGCCATCCAATTAATAGACTATGAACTCGATAAATTCGCAGAAGAACATCGAAGTACGTTTGGCGATGATTTTAAAGTATTGCATTTACGAGATGCTGAGACCGGTATGATTGACAGATGGCATAAGTATTGCCAGAGAGACATGCCGGACATCTTTCATATGCTTGACGAGAAGATTATATTTTCAAATTCAGGTATTAACAAGAAAGACTATGCCAGCAAGAGATTAAGTTATCCTCTGGAAGCTGGAAAGCATGATGCGTACGACAAACTCATATCAACTTTATATTCTCCGGAAGAACGTCACAAGATTGAATGGGCAATTGGATCTATCGTTCATGGAGACAGTAAGGAAATACAGAAGTTTGCAGTATTGTATGGCGCTGCAGGAACTGGTAAATCAACGATACTTAACATCATTCAACAACTATTTGACGGATATTATGCAGTATTTGACGCAAAAGCTCTTGGACAATCGAGCAACACATTCGCATTGGAGCCGTTTAAATCTAATCCGCTTGTAGCAATACAGCATGATGGAGATTTGTCTCACATTGAGGATAACACTCGTTTGAACAGCCTTGTTTCACATGAAATGATGACTGTTAACGAGAAATTCAAGTCTGCTTACACGAACCAGTTCAAGGCATTTCTCTTTATGGGCACCAACAGACCTGTAAAGATTACGGATGCCAAGTCTGGTTTACTTAGAAGACTTATTGATATTTCTCCTACCGGTAACAAACTTGGACCAAAAGAGTATAGAACACTATGTAAGCAGATCAAGTTCGAACTCGGGGCCATTGCAAAGTATTGTGAAGATGTGTATCTGAGCAATCCCGGAATCTACGACAATTATGTTCCGTTGTCGATGATGGGGGCGTCTAACGATTTCTATAATTTCGTTATCGATTCATATTATGAACTCAGTAAAAACGAAGGAATTACGCTGAAAAAGGCTTACAAACTGTATAACGAATATTGCGAAGAGGCAAAAGTACCATATCCGTTAACAAGAATGGTCTTTAAAGAGGAACTTAAAAATTATTTCACAGACTATAACGAAAGATTTTCAACTGAAGACCAGGGAAGAGTAAGAAGTTATTACTCTGGGTTTAAAAAAGATATTTTTGCGTCTAAAAACGAAGAAAACAAGCAGGAAACAGAGACAGGATGGCTCAAATTTGAGGAAATTCCATCATTATTTGACACTGAATGCTCTGGATATCCTGCGCAATACGCAACTGATGACGGTATCCCAAGCAAAAAATGGGAAAATGTTACTACAAAACTGTCGAAAATCGACACAAAACGGCTTCATTACGTAAAAGTTCCGGAAAATCACATCGTAATCGACTTTGATATTCCTGACGAAAGCGGTAATAAGTCGTTTGAGAGGAATCTTGAGGCTGCAAATAAGTGGCCAAAGACATATGCAGAGCTTAGTAAGAGCGGTGCTGGCATACATTTGCATTATATTTACTCGGGAGACCCCTCAAAACTGAGCAGAATCTATGAGGAACACGTAGAAATTAAGGTTTTTAACGGAAAAAGTTCGCTCAGACGTAAATTGTCTAAGTGTAATGACATTCCGATAGCTACGATTAGCTCAGGTTTACCATTGAAAGGAGAAAAAGTGGTTAATTTGGAGTGTGTTAAGAGTGAGAAAGGACTCCGAACCCTTATTATGAGGAATCTTAATAAGGAAATACACCCTGGAACTAAACCGAGCGTCGATTTCATCTACAAGATATTAGAAGATGCCTATGCAAGTGACCTTGTTTACGACGTCACAGACATGAGAAATGCTGTTTTAGCGTTCGCGGCATCCAGTACACATCAGTCGGACTACTGTATTAAGCTTGTAAATAAGATGCAGTTCAAGTCAGACAGCTCAAAAGCCGTCGACAACATCGAAAACGATGTAAAAAAGCCGCTTGTGTTCTTTGATATTGAGGTATTTCCTAATCTATTTCTTGTATGTTGGAAGATTCAGGGTGAAGGAAAGCCGGTAGTTAGGATGTTCAACCCTTCTCCGGAAGAAATTGAGGAACTCGTTAAATTAAGACTTGTCGGTTACAACTGCAGAAGGTACGACAACCATATTCTTTATGCAAGAATGCAGGGTTACAACAATCTTCAGCTTTATAATTTGTCAAGGTCTATAATTTCAAAGAAGCGAGATGCTTTCTTTAGTAACGCGTATAGTATCAGCGAGACAGATATTTACGATTTCGCATCTTCAGGTAATAAAAAGAGCCTTAAGAAGCTGGAAATCGAAATGGGGATCCATCATCAGGAACTTGGAATGAAATGGGATGAGCCGGTTCCTGAGGAATTATGGATAAAGGTTGCTGAGTATTGCGATAACGACGTAATAGCAACAGAAGCAGCATTTAATTATTTGTCAGCAGACTGGACAGCGAGACAGATTCTGGCGGACCTTACTGGAATGACGGTAAACGACACCACAAACCAGCTAACAACCAGATTGATATTTGGTAAGAACAGAGAGCCTCAGGACGAATTCCATTATCGTAATCTGGCAGAGCCGGTATTTGAACTGGACGAGGAGTCATTGATATTCCTGAAAGAAGCTTGCCCAGAGATGATGGCCGTCAGACACGGAGAAGCTGGAAGTCTGTTACCGTATTTTCCGGGCTATGAGGTGATTAACGGTAAATCATACTATCGTGGAGAAGAAGTTGGAGAAGGCGGTTATGTATATTCTGAGCCAGGAATGTATGGAGATGTAGCTCTTCTTGATATTTCTTCTATGCATCCTCATAGTGCAATCGCTGAGGTTCTGTTTGGTCCGAGATTCACACGAGCATTCAGACAGATTGTTGAGGCAAGAGTAAGCATCAAGCACGAAGCGTGGTCCGAACTCAATGATATTCTTGACGGCAAGCTTACACCTTACATCCAGAAGGTAATTAACGGTGAGATGACGTCAAAGAGTCTCGCAGATGCATTGAAGACGGCTATTAACTCTGTGTACGGTCTTACTGCTGCGAAGTTCAAGAATTCGTTCAAGGACGACCGTAACATTGATAATATTGTTGCCAAGCGTGGTGCCCTGTTCATGATTGACCTGAAACACGAGGTTCAGAAGAGAGGCTTTATTGTAGCTCACATCAAGACAGACTCCATTAAGATTCCGGATGCAACGCCTGAGATTATTGAGTTTGTTATGGAATTCGGTAAGAAGTACGGATATTCTTTCGAACACGAAGCTACATATGAGCGTATGTGTCTTGTAAACAAATCTACTTAC